TTAGTCAACAACCCTATCTAATCGGTTTAAAACGTCACGAGCATACTCATGGTAACGCTCTTGAGTTGACTCATAATCGTCTCGATTACCGGATATTGTTCCTTTATCGTCACCTAATTCAGGAAAATCTGGAACTTTCCACATTGGTAATTTGTACTTTTGAGACATTGTAGGCATTGTTCCGTGTCCATGAATTATGGAATTAGCCCCAATAGAAGTTTTAATTTCTTCATCACCTAGAAAGCTATAACATTCTTCTGGTACAAAAGAAGTAATTGTATCAGGTAGTTTTTGAGCCCAATTCTGATGTGCTTTGGCAATTTTTAAGTCATTACGAGCGTCTCCGCGCTTCTTGGCATTATAAATTGTATACCCTAATAACTTCACAAATCCAGTACGTAAATTAATACGTTTTAAATCAGAAAGCATCGAGTACATAGTTCCAAACTCTCGTCTCCATACGCTCAATGCATTACCAATATTTTTAACACCGTAGTCAGAGAACATATCAGGTGCACAAGGAATAATGAAAGCATCAGAATTAGATATGATTACTTTATTTAAAAGGCCGAGACTAGGGGATGTATCTATCAATACAACCTGAAAACCAAACTTTTCCTGGTATTTTTTACAAAGCTGTCTAATAGCTGTTATCGTGCGTAGTGCTTGAGGTTCTCCTAAAAATGCTTCGCTCCATTGCTTGGCAACTTTATTTTCAAACATATGAAGGGTCAAACGACCAGGGATTAGAGCGAGATTTTCTCCGACTTCAATTGGTGGAGGTAACTCCTCTTCATCCGATTGCCCGTCTTCAACTGGTTTCAAAATATAATGAACAGATCTAGGACTTGAATGAAGTTTGGTAAATTCCTCTGGAGTTATACTCGATTTTGCCGACTCAAAATCCTCAACAAATGAGTCTTCATCCTTCCATATTTGTTCAATTTGTTCTTCTGTTAGTGAAAAAAGGCTCAAGTTCGACTGCGGATCTAGGTCAATCATTAATGTCTTAACACCAATCTCACCAAGAGCACAACCTAAATGGTGAGTAAGAGTTGATTTGCCTACTCCCCCCTTATTGTTAAATACTGATATAGACTTCATTCTACCTCTTTAGGCTCATACGCAAATAATCTCAGTTATACAACACACACATGAAACTATTCAATCAATTATTCTGAATATGTTGATCTTATTATCTATTTATCAATGATAAGCGACACTGATATTGTCGAATTTTTATACAGACTATTTCAATCACCATTCAAGCAGTATCAACTATGCGTTACGCATAACGCTTGCAGGGAGAAAGAAGGCTGACTGGTTCGGGTGAATGGCCGGTGGTGGTGACCTAGGAGCCCGAAAAATTTTTATTTCGCGCGGGTCCCCCTCGTTTGTAACTAAGGACTCTTTGAAAGAACCTAACAGGTCTCAATTTCCAAGGCCAGTTCAAGCCCTTTGGCTTTAGCTTGATATACTTTTACATGGCTCCATTTAGGCAGCGTCAACAACGTTAATACAGTTTCTTTATCTTGTTCCGATATTCTCATACCAAAAGTCACAGACTCTAATGCTAATGGGTTAAACTTCAAGATACCACTATCGTCACATAAGAGCCGAACTTCTTGCTCATACTCCCAGTTTTTATGCTTCTTCGTAAATGCTGTTTTGAATAGCGCTTGTCTTTTTTTAATGCTATTCACAAACTCATCATCATGAAATCTGCTACCACTATTCAAAGCCATATACAATGTCGTATATACATGCTCACCTGGATTTAAGTAATCTACTTCTTCACAACTAACAGGACCGTCGGTCCTGACATAATAGTGAAGATCATTTCTAAACCCGAAACAAATTCCTTTGTGAGAATCACCATAATGTGACCACATCAATAAATTATCATCATGAGAACTTAAGCAATATATACCCATTATTTCAAACCGTTTCTGTAGGGTTTTCTCAAGAACAACTAGCTCAGATGCTTGGTCATTCATCCCAAGAGACTCGAAAGACTGAATGTACTCGGATGGAGATAACTGGGAGTCAAACGGATCATTAAACTGGCTAGAGGTGGCGAAATATAACTCATCATTTATTAAGATATTAAGTGAGTTCTTATCAACAGGGCGATACTTGAATAATGCCATTTTTAGTTTCTTAAAGTCATTCAGTTCAGCTTTCTAAAATACCAAAATTCTATCCCACCACTCTCCTTTTTTATTCCATATCGTGAGACATAACACTTCTCTAACAGCATACGAAGCGTATTGCTGGCCCAACTTGAGGACAAATTGCATCGTTCAGCTATCTGTATAGCACTCACCTCTTCCCCACACCTAATAGACTGCAGCACCCTCAACTGCGTCTTGCTCAACTTAACTAGACCAACTTGATACGGAACAGCCCGAGCTGCACGAACCAAATTCGAGTCGATTGGGCCGCTTTGAGCCAATTTATCCATATTTTTTATCATCCTCTGAGGTTTAGAATCGGATCACTTAAGGATCCAGTCGTGATAAGGCTTAGTGAAGGGTTGTTGCTGGAATTGAAATAGGTAATAGCCAGTTGTGCCAGCAAGAATTCAGCCATTGATGGTACGTTTTGAGGGCATCTTTCTTCTGCAACTCCATATGAGTGTAAATATATGCCTGGTCAAGCTTGTCACGAGCATGGTTCAGTAATGCTTCACAAACAATATAGTCGATGCCCAATTCAAGCCAGATTGTCCTTGCCCGCTTCCTTAGGTCATGGGCCGACCACTTTCTTTTTGAGATATCCCTCACCCATTCGCTCGCCGTGGTACTGTGGATAGGCTTTCGGCTTCGTTTGGACAAAGGGAACAACATCCCAGTTTGATATCCTTGCACAGCTTGCCACTCTTGGTATGAACGCAAGAGTTCAACCATGCCTTCTGTTAGAGGATAGACAACAGGCTTGCCGTTCTTTGTATCTTCTGCAGGAATGGTCCAGCGCTTCTGAATCAAGTCGATATGTTCCCACTTGGCTTTTCGTGTTTCTCCTATCCGGGTACCGTGGGCAATGATTAAAGTAAGCAGCAACCGCTTATCTGGATCTGCCTTTTCGATGGTCATCAATGCTTCCGGAAGTTGATCAGTATTGAAACGGCAACCTCGAACCTGTTCAGCAGATATAGAAAAGGTCTCACCAAAGAAGTCTTTAAACCGGACATCTGACATCGGGTTTACTGTGATTTTCTTCACCTTTTTTGCTGCAGAGTATGCCGTCTTCATCAAGTTAAAATTGGCACGTACATAGCTCAGAGAATAACCCTGCTGAAACATAGGCTGGATAAGCTGTTTGTCTACTGTTTGGTGGCACAATTTCATGACCGGCCAACCCTCAAACATACAGCTCACATGCTGTTCCGCCATGCTCTTAAGGTTCTGCAATCTCTGAGTTGTTGAACGATGTAATTTAAATTCCCGCTCAACATGCCAGTTAATTAGCTGATCAACTGTTTCAAATCCGCTGCATTCAGCTTTTTCTCCGGCTGCAATTCGTTGGGACGCTATACTCACCAACTCCATAACATGCCTCGCCTGAGTCGCTGGATATTTACCAATGCGATGGCCAAACTGACTGCCGTTCTTGTACTCCATCAACACCCAGGTGCCACCCGTGCGCGCTTTATTGAATTTCAGATAAAGAGAGCAACGCTCGTCTTTGAGCTGACGAACCCGAGGATCGCGGAGGTGTTTTTTAATTTGGGCATCTGAGATTTTGAGGGAGATGGTTGAAGAGAATAAAGCTTGCTGATTAAGTCGAAGATTACTTGATAACATTACTCACCTGTTAAAGTCGCCTGAATAACCATACGTGTCGGTTGTAGTCCTTGGCCGGAGAAGCTCACCTGATCAATCGAGCACTTCCCCTGAAATGCCCGGGGAAAAGACTCATCCATAATCACAATGCCTTCAGCAAAAGCCGTTGGATTGACTGGCGCATCTATGGTGATTTTCCTTCCCTGCCGTTGCAGTTTCCTAAGCTCAGTAGCGCAAGCCTGCTCGGCTTCCGCCTTACTATTCTTGTCTTTACCAATCCGCTTGAACGGTGAACTCCCGAGCCTAACTTCCTTCCGGCTACCGTCGGCTGTAGAAAGGTAATAGGCACGGACACCACTAAAATCATTACGGCCATCAAGATCAGCTGACACATTGATGAACTCAGGTAAGCGAGGATCATTCTCTTGAGAAAGTGACAGGGTAATGGATTGAATGGTCTGTCCCGACGCACTTCGTTGCTCACCAATGGGAACAAACACAAACCGTCCTTCTGATGGCTTGGCGACTGCATCATACTGTTTTGCCAATCGATTTAAGAAAGCCGGTGTACTCTCCTCACATCGGTCCAAATGCTCGATTACAATTTTTTGTAATCTCGAATGCACAAAAACAGAGAACCCATGCGGGGTAACACAGTCCGAGACTACCTGGCCCAAAGTTGTATTGTCCCAGCTCGCTGACTTCCGCTCTCGATATCCCGTTTCATCAGTAATCGCAAAAGGTGCCACAGTAAGAACCAAGGTGATCTCTCTTGGATGCAGGCTGATAGACCGTTTGGAGATCTGAAACTCATCACGAGATACATCACCCAGCATGACTGAGTAACGCTCCCCCTTAGGCGGGATACCATCTATGTCATCTGAATTAATGACCAGAGTCAGGCTGTCACCCTCAGTGCCGTTTCCATCTTTCAAACGCCATGATTTGAGCCGACTCAACATCAAGTCGGCGTTTTTTCCTATCAAATTAATCATCATTAATCCCATGACTTAGTGACTGTTTTGAGTTTTGGCGCTGATTTCACATCAGGTAGAACCACAATGGTATTTTGCTGGAAAACCTCATCACGAACGTGTGGGTTCAATTGATAAAACGCCTGCTCAAGCTGATCGTTATCTTGCCCGGTATGCCGATACAACAAGTCAGTGATCAGTTCTCCGGCCTTCGCATTGACCTTCACCCGCGATACTCCTTCAGCTGCAGAGTAATATCCGTCACCATCGCTCGACCATCATGTACCAGCGATGATTTACCTTCTTTAAGCTGCTGAATCGTCCAGCGACCTAAATTACGCCCCTGCCCGTCACTCACTTGCTGAGGTTCTTCAATCAAGTTCCGGATCGCCTCAACTGACTCATGAGCCCCGTATTGCAGCCATTTCCCACTAATATCGATGGTCTCAAGTGGGCGCCCAGTCCTTTCCGACCGAGCATCATCTATCAAACCCACTTCAGAGAACGCGCCTGGAGAAGTACGCTCGAACTTACTAATAGGCGTTTTATTCCCCACAGCAAAAACAAACTCACCAATAACTAAATGATGCATAGTGAACCCTTATTATCTCGAGCACCTAACTATCCCGATCGATAGCGGCATAACCCAACTGAGTCGAAAGCGTGTTCTCACCCATCAGGTAAGCAAATTGCTGATCCATCTGGCGAGTGACCTCTTTCGCAATGACTTGCTCATCTTGACCTTGAGCACCGGTGATTTGAATCTGAGGGGAAAATGTCACTTGAGGTTGTTGCCTAGCCTGAGCTTCTTTCTGCTGAACAGCATCAACCTTTGTGGCAACTTGCTCGGGCGAGTCGAGTTTGCGGCCAAACCAACCACCCAACATCTCGCCACCCATACCGCCACCTATAGAGCCAATTAAGCCACCTATCGCAGTACCAATGCCGGGCAATATCATAGTCCCAAGTGCTGCGCCTAGTGCGCCACCACCTAATGAACCACCAATATCACCCAAAGCCTCACCGCTCTGCTCCATATTGCCATTGGCAATGCCTTCAACCGCAGAGACAGCATTCATAGTCAGACCAAGTGGCTTTAATACACGAGCAAGCCCAGCTTTACCCAAGGTATCGGCCACATCACCACCAATCTCAATGGCATCTGCAGCCATCGCATTCATTGGCATCATCGCAATACCAGAGCCGGCCATCGCTAAAGCCGCCCCTTTTGGCTGAACATATCGGTTATCCAATACCGAACGAGCCAACCCTGCTAAGCCTCGCCCCCGCCGTCTAGAGCGTGATGGACGAGCCCGTTTCCGACCTCCACTAGTCAGTCCACCGGCCCTGCCATTCCTAGGGCCACGACTCGAAGCCACCGCAGCATTCAGATTTCGCCACTGTTTAGCCGCCATTGCAGCAATCCGGCCACCCTCCTTGGTTTCCCTATTTAGCCCCTTTCGAAACAATCGGGACTTATCCAACGTATTACCAAAGATAAGTGAGGCAGCTTTCCCGGCAAGCAATACACCTTTAAGGCCGATAAATGCAGCAATACCAATACCTACAGCAGCGGCAACGCCCTGATTAGCCTCAGCAAAGTCAGCCAGCATATCCACGCCCTTACCCAGAGGTTCGAGCACCCAATTCAATGCCGGTAACAAAGCGGTGCCAATGACAACACTCAAACGGCTCACTTTATTGACGAACATATCTACGCCATTTTCAGACGTACTGACTCGAGTCTCGTATTCTTTTTGAAGGGATTCGATATGAACATCTTGTCCCTGCTTGGCAAGTTTCAGGGCTTTGGTAAAGTTCTGAGTGTTTCCCGCCAGCGCCGCCACAGCACCTTTGGCCTCTTCACCAAAGATCTGACTGATCAATGCGCTCTGCTCTTCAATAGGTGCATCTTTAATCGCTTCGAGCACTTCCAACAACGTACCCGAAGCGTCTTGCTGCATAGAACTGGCAATATCACCAGCATCCAAGCCCAATGCAGTCATTGCTTTTTTCTGGGTTCCACTGGCTGCGTCACCTAAGGTCAGACGGCCAGAAATATTCTTAAGGGCGGTAGACGCACGCTCTTCCCCCATACCGGTTGAAAGCATGGCTGAAGCCAAAGCAGCAGATTCATTAACAGAAAAGCCCGCCGTTTTTGCGGTTGCTCCCTGCCGAGCCATAACGCCAGCAATGTCTTTCGCTTTTGAGTTGGAGTTATTGGAAAGGTGGTTGGCAAGTCCAGCGAGGCCTAAGGCTCCTTGCTGATCAAGCCCCATCGCAGCCTTAAACACCGCCAAGGTTTCACCGGCTTGTCCGGCTTCCATATCAAAAGCCACACCCATCTTTGCGGAATCAAGTACAAAGCTTTTCAGCTCACTAATGTCTTGAATCCCACTCTGGCCACCAGCCGCAAGCATCGCATTAATATCATTGGCACTCATCGGCGTATCTGTGGATGTTTTCAGCGCCCAAGAACGCAGCTGAGCAGACTGCTCCGGTGTCATGTCCACAACTTTGCTGACATCAGCAAATGAGCTTTCGTTCTTCATCGCAGACCACATAGTGCCAGCCAACGGCGCCGCGGCCATCGCTAAACTCGTTGCCTGACTGCCTATCTCACCAAGCTTTGCTTTTCTAGCATCAATGCGACCTTGGATGGTCTGCATTTCCTTGAGCCGACGATTCTGCTTCTCAAGAGCCGCCGTTGATTTCTCAGTTTGGGACTGCAAACGCTTTTGCTCGTCACCGAGCCTATCGGTACTAATACCGGCTTTCTTCAGGGCATCACCCAAGCTCTGCAAGCGGTTCTGTTGTTTCGTCTGGCGATCAGTTAGAGAATCAACCTTCCCTGACGCCTTTTTATAAGCCGCACCTAATTCAGTCGTTCGAACCTTGCCATGGTGAATCTGCGAATTTAACGACTGAAGTCGCTTATTGGCTTCATTAAGTTTCAACTTGAGCTGTTGAGCCCCTTCACCAGAGGCTTTTTTCATTTGCTGGTTTAGGCTTCGGATTTCAGCCTGGGTAATGCCGTACTCGCCACGTAAATGAGATGTCTTCTGCTTATTCTCTTCCATCTCAATACCAAGCGCATTCATAGATGCCTTGGCGTCAGTAACCTGCTTGGCCAGTTTTGCAGCTCGACTACTGACAGACTCAAACCCTTTAACTTCACGGAGCTGAGTATTAAGAGACTTCACCTCACCACGCTGCTCTTCCAACGCTGCTGTCAGGCGCTCTGTAGCCGTAGTAGTCGAAACAATATCCTTGGTGCCCTTTACGGTAGCATCAAGGACAAAGCTGATCTTTTCGCTCATCGTTTCACCCCGAGCTTAGAAAGAATCAATTCGTAGCGCCGCATCGCCTGATCTTGTGGCCACTCTCGCAGTTCACTCTCAGAGGTATTACGGTGCATAGGGATTAAATCAATGAGCGCTTCTACATCGTTGGGCGAAAGTAATCCCCCGACAGTTGAAAAAAAGCGCCGACCTGAGGCTTGATAGCCAGGTAGTCATTCAGCGCCATCGCATCCATATCAGGTGTATCGAGGTTACAAACAACACGGAACATGAAGTTCTCTTGCTCGATGTCATCCGTGATTTCCGCAAGCGCTTCCGAGTGTTTGACCTTAGGAACAACGAACTTGATATGTGAAATACTCTCGCCAAGCTCATTAGTGAATGGGAACAGCAAATCAAACTCAAAATCAGAACCAGTCAGTCGCTTCTCTTGAATCTCATCGGATGGCTTCAAGATAAAAGCTCGAATATCTTCATGTAGCTGAGTGAAATCAGGCGCTGACAGCTCTTCAAATTCCTCCTTGGAGATATCGGTACAGGCCAAGATCATCGCTTTAAGTTGCTGGAACAACTCAGAAGGACTCAGCTCTTTATCTACCCCAAGATTGACATAAGGAAGCTGTCGGAACCCCCCCAGAGAAATAGGCTTGATTTCAATTTCATGGTTATCGTTTCGGTTGTAAAACGGCAGCTTAGTGGTCTTTTTCATGGAAATTCCGATACAAAAAAAGCGCCCTCAGGCGCTTATCAACTAAACGAAAAACAACTACAGGCTTATCCCCGCCTCACCCATCAAATCGGCACCACCGACAATGGTTTTCCCGGTGTTTACATTGATGTCATGAACAACAGTGCCGGTATCACGTTGGGTATACGCCTTACAGGTACCTTCGATAGTAACGGTCGGCTTCTCACCCATTTTCACAGGATCTTTCTTGATCCCAGTGATTGGCCCGTACATTGAATACTCCTCAACATACGCCACACCTTCCGTGCTTTTGCCTTTCTCGGTCACATTCACCTGAGCATTGCCCATGGTGAACTTACCCAGCGCTTTAGAAAGCGCACCATGTTCACCGCGCACCTTGAGCGACCAACTTAGCTTCTCCAGCCCAACGGTATCTTCCGAGACAACAAACGAGCCTTCGTTGTTGGCTAGTTTGGCTTTGATTTCTGGCGGCGTGAAATCAACGATCTCATTCATCAAAGGCACAGATTCAACCTGTGCCTTAATCCGCATACGGATACGATCAGCCATTTACCACCTCCTCAAGCCAAGCTGTAATCAAGCCATTATCGACACTCATCTCATACACCATGTGTTCATTCGGTGAGTAACGGCCATAGTTAACGCACAAGAACCAACGGCCAGAGCTGTAGGTCTCAAGATTGTTCTTACTTGGGTGCAAGAAGGCTTTGAATACAGGAATCACACCCTGAGCAACCAGGTCTTGTCCCCAATTGGTCAGACGATCAATCACCTGCTGCATAAACTCCTCTGTGAGCTGTTTGCCCATTAACGGCTGACTGGTTTCTTCCAGCTTTCGCGCCATCAAATCTTCAAGGCCAACATGAGAAATAAAGCGCCCGGTATTGGTTCGGTTTCCAATGATCGAATAACCGCCCATACGGGTACGGGCAATGGTCACAACACCGTGCTTATTGAGGAAGTTGGCCTGAGTGGTTTTATCATTGATCTTGTACGACACGTTACGGGCAGTTTCATCACAAAGTACCGAACGGTTTTGAGGGCTAACCCAACCATCCACAGAAGCCATCGCCGCCACCAGCGCAATCGAAGCAGGCATCAATAGCTGGGCACCGTCATAAGTCTTAAGAAACCAAGGATCGATAATACTAACTTTATCCTCACCCGTTCCTTCTGCGCCAAATTCAGCCGCAAGCTCTGCTGCAGCCATATCGTTTGTATTAGGCCCATCCAGCACCGAACGACAGCGAACATCACGCCCCATCAGTGCTAGCTTCTGCCCAATAGGTTTAGAGCTAAAGCCAGGGGCGGCAATAATCGTTGGTGTCTCAGGACAACCTTTTACGGTCTCGAGGCCTTTTATTGCGCCAGTACCGGAATCTACACCGCCAATCACATTGGATTCAGTTGTCGCATCATCGGTATGATCTTGTACAACCGTCACATAAAGGATGCACTTCACGTACTCCAGCAGATAGCGAACCACATTAGGCAGAGTCCCTTGGCGATCACCTTTACTATCTAGCGCCATCATGGCATCGGAGTAATTCCAGAGACGAGTCGGCTCGTTATAAGCAATCGTCCCGCGTTTATCCGGCGCAGTACCGACCAAATGAACCACCTGCAGCGCAAGCGGCCCCATACTTGGTAGCGGCTCAATGGTATTAACTTCAACTCCGTTAAGCTCAAAATCCTGAATTGGTGCAAGGGTTGCCATTATTTGATCACCTCTTGTTTAACTTGTGTAGCCTGCTCAGCCAGACCAATCTTGCCGTTCTTCAGCAAAAAAGGCGTCTGCGCAGGTTTTAGGGAAATGGTTTTATCGGATGGGAAATACCATCGGCCATTAAGACGGAAAGGTTTCAGGATCGGGTAATCCTGCACCCCAAGTTGCTTTTGGGTTGCCATAGTTGTTCCTGCAGGAGATCAATAAGGTTGGAATTTAGGTACAAAAAAACCGCTGATGCGGCGTTAGAATTGTCATTCTGTCGGTAATGGGTAACGGGCTTTTATCTCAGCGACTTTATCTCGCCAAGCTGTTTCTGACTCTGGAGATTGATCGTATTGCCATTCAAGGTAAAGTGGATCTGATTCTTTTTGATAAGCCACCTTTCTCGCCTGAAGCACATTAGTCAAACTCTGTTCCGATATAATCCTAACCTTTTCCTCGTTGGGAATATTCAATCTTTGAAACTCTTCACTTTCTGTATTCCAATTTGAATACGAATCCCCATTATATGAAAATGAAATTATCATTGTAGCCTCTTCATTAGGATGCAAATTGCATGTTGGTTAGAGTGTTATCACGAGTCGCACCTAAAACTAGCTCTTCAATCGTAGATGCCCCTGTCACTGCATCTGCTGATAAAATACACCCACGCCTTGTAAGAAACCCAGAGATTTGCTCTATTGTCGCATCGCGTAGAGAAACTTTAACTACATTCAAATAGTCATAATTTGAACCAATGAAAGGATGGCTGGTTGGCCTATCGATAACGATTTTACTACGAGCTAGAGTAAATTTACCTGCTGACGCATAGTATTCGAGAGCACCTTCTCGTCCAACTTCAATAATCAAGCTAGCTTTAAATGTGCCGAACATCATACCGCCACTTGCAGTTACAGTTGCATTCCACATAATGACTGGAGTGGTTTCATCATAGTGAACACTTCCCGTGGTATCAGTGTTCGACCCCCAAGGAATTACTTCTACAGACAAAGCATAACAACGAACATTACTTTCAAGTAAATGCCTCTGTGATCTCTTAATATAGATTTTGGCATACGAACCTGTTGGACATAATTGCATTGCTCTCTTTAGAGTTTTTAAAGGTGACCCAGACGCGCCACTGTTCGAATCACTTCCATTTTCAGCGTCAACATAATACGTAACGACATTATTAGCAGTAATAGTCTCTGTAATCTCATTAACCGCATTATCTATCTTCTTATCAATCTCCCCAACCTTCCCATTCACCACCTTAGTCAAATCATTCGACGCTTCAACCAGCGCCCCGATCTGTTGCTCAATACTCATATGCCTGATTTCCAATTATCGAATTAATGCCAGCCAACTAACCTTGCTTTTCCAGTTCATTCACCCGGAGCAGCAACTCCACATGTCGGGCCATATTGCCAATCTGAGCCGTCCCCATGATGGCGAGTTCTTCAGCCAGGAAGAGGTTTATATTCTCGGCGCCGAGCACCACGCTAACGCTGTCAGTAGGCAACGGAGAAATATCGAGAGTAAACTTCTGCAGCCAACTGGCATTCGCTGATTTATAGGTGAGCAGCGTGTTTGGTACCGAATAAACAGCCAGCAATGTACCGGACTCTAAAAAGAACCCGACTTCCCTCACCTCATATTCCAAACTGCCTTTGAATACCGCGCCCATACGTAGCTGAGTTGGACTTAACTCTTCCCAATCCGTAATCAACTCTCGTTGCTTCTCGTTACTCAACCGAGTCTGATCAACACTCGGCGTATAACTACGATTACCCGCGCCGATCCACTTGATCGCACCTTTGATGCCTTGGTTCTTCGCACTGATCAGCTCGGCCAATCCAGCCTTGGTGTACTGTACCGTCGGTGTACTCATGCTGTTGCTCCGGGATTCATTTCACTTATAACCACCATCCGTGTTGCACCGCCCCAATAAACAGAACCGATACAAACCGGTGATGGTGGTAATACACCATTCACCGAGTCATCATGATTGGTCACACCTTCCTGAGCGATACCAGAGAACCGAAAGCCTGACTCATTACCATGAGCCACAATCAGCTCAACCGTGTCCCGTTCCGACTTAGTATGTTCAATACGGGAAAGCATCCGTTCGACACTTCGCTTATTGGCAGGATGGCTACGCTTCCAAGCAATAACTTCTATATGATACGGCCCCGGAGGCTTATCCATTTGATACCAAGGACTCACCTCGATATCACAATCAAGCGCATCCATTGCTACCGAGAGCCCATGCCGAGTACCGGCTTTACGGTGTATCTCAAAGGCCTTATCCGCTGTCTTGCGCTGTTGATCCAACGTATCTTCAGGGCGCCAGTCCATCACCCCACGTTCTGCCGCTAGCAAAGCAACAAACTCGTCGGGGCTATACAAAGGTTGTTTAAGCTCAGGAAAAGGATCCACCAGAAGATTGATTGCCTGATGCCAGGCGAACTCTAGTGACTCCTCTATAACAGTGCGGTTCTCCGGCTGAACGGAGACAAAAGGCTTACTCTGCCCGGACATCAATCACTACCTCCGTGCAATAAGGCGCCTCATCCCAATCACAAACCACATCTTGCGATGGTTCATGCACCTTGGCTCGCTTAGCACCCAACTCATAGAAGATATGCGCCACCTCTTCACGATCCACAATAGCCTCTAACCGATGAAGCCTATCCGCAAGCGATTCAGCAGCCTTCACCGCTTCCTCTTGCTGAACATGGTTACCCGGTTGAGCACCGGTGTATAAAGTCGCTACAATCCGATAAGGCTTTGGCGTTGCGCTCTTGGTCGAGATTTCATCAGACTCCTGCGCAATATCATCCCGCCTTAAATAATTCAGCGTCCTCGCCAATAACGCAGGACTCGCTCTACCGTCAGGGCTTTCACGGCTAAGTACTGCCACACAGACCTTACCCGAATTAGGCTCAATCATTTTTGGCCGTGCATCTTTAACCGGCATAGGCCGAGTGAGATTCTGAAACTCATACCGCATCACCACAGCATCAGGTTCAGATTCAATCTTAATCACCGGTCGCTCATCCAGCGTCAACGCATGGAACTTGTACCCCATGTGGGTACCCGTGGTATGAAACTGATAAGGCGCCAAATCAAACCGCTGCAATAGGCTTTCATTTGATTCCATCACCGGTGGCTTAGGCGGAAACACCGAATCATCACCCGGCTCCATCACCTGCCGTTTCAACCCATACTGCAACGCCAACAAATCCACCATGTCCGATTCAGTGACAAACTTGCGAAACATCTGCAACGCTTGGTGGTTATACTCACGAATTTCAGCAATACGCTTTAACACAAACGCCTGTGTTACCTGTGCCAGCAACTCAGCATCATTATCAAATGCCGATTGAAGCTCTACCGCTTTATCAGGATCACGCTCAGCACAGTAATCAACAGCAAAGCCAATGTACTCCTGTAGTAACGATTCAAAGTCAGGAACCTGAAATGCTCTCGGCAGATTCGAATTAGATATATTTGATGAACTCGTCATACACGCCCTTTTAGCTCAAGTGGCTTCCCGTTCCAGTCGCCACTCACCCGTACAATGAAGCCATTCTTCCCCGGTTCTGCACGGCACGACTTAGCATTGAAAGCCGTCAGCCCATTTGCCGGATTAGCCAGAGCTTCAAGAGTCAGGTTCTGCAAGATCATCGCTTCAGTTGGAGACTGAATTCTACCCAGCCTCTCAATAGCTCGATTGCCCACAGCTCTGCGCTTAACGCGGGAAGTCATAGACGTGGTCAACACCCGTTCAAAACGGCATTGCAATGCAGCCGCACCGTTGACCGTGCGGCCAGTTTGAGGATCGATTCCAATCATTGTTGTTGTGCCGGATTAGAGGTATCAGCACCCGTTTCTGGGGATGAATGTTTGTGGCCGTTGTATATCTTGCGGTCGGCCTGCATGGATCGCGTGTGATCAACAATCTCACCGTGATTCTTAAAGGTTGGCGCATACCACTCAACACCACCAGGATAATGCGCAGTCAGCTTGCCGCTATCGAGGTTGTAGAACTCTGTCATCCCATCACCGTAATCGGTCATCACTTCATGAGCTTCAGTGGTTGGACATGGGTACTGAGTGGAAGGAAGCCCCATTAACGCCACCGCATTATTGAGGTTGTCACCGCTGCCAAGATTTATCAGCAAGCACTGCTCGCCCACACTCGGACGACGATAATGACTCACCCGCCCTGCGCAATGAACAAAAAAAGGGATCCGCGTAGCCTTGTTCAAACCAGAAGTAACAGCAACCGTTGTCTTATCAGCCTTCGAGACCACACCAAGACGAATAATATTCGCTGCCGCCCTGCGGTTTTCTTCCAGCTCTTCACGTAGTGCCAGAACCTCTTCCTCAAGCGACCTGAGGCGTTTCATCAACTCCAACATCATGATGACTACTCCCCACAATCTGAAGCCACTCTTCGCCAACCGGCCCCATGTAAATACGCTGCTTTATGGTGACCACTCTCAAGAAAACCCCATTATCAGGGTCGAACTTACGGGGGATATTCGAAATCAGCCGGGTATCATCCACATCGTTAAAGCAACCAAACCGCTCATTCAATAGCTCTCGCTCAAGCCGAGTAGAAGCATCCAGCGCTTCCAAGTCGAAATCCCTGACAGCGGTCGGCACTTCTACCAAAAAACGCAACTCAATCTCATGCAGCTTACGGCCATCATTACCAGAATGATTTACAGGCTCACTCTCACCAACCTGATAAGTGATCAACGTATGAGTAGGCTCTTTGGCCTCACGCCGATAAGCAGAACCAATCTTGATGCCTAGCCGCTGCTCTAGCGTACCGACCACCAACATCACCCACTCACTTGGCACTCGAAAGAACGAATTTGAACTCATGGTGAAAGTGCTCCTCGAACTTGCGGTTTAACTCGGGAAGATAAGACTCAATAATCTCTTCGGACTGCTCCGAGATATCCATCGTCACCAGCTTGATAGACTTCCTTGCTCGGCTCTGGCGCCGGAACACCAACAGCTGATCACTATCCATTGGAGAGATAAACGCACCCTTGTAGAAATGCCGCCCAACCGTGACACCGTCACGACCTTGAACAGGCTTTCCCAACCGATGAACGCCCACTTCCCGTACACCAACCCACAGCTTCGATGTATGGCCACGCTGATACACCCGATAGCGTGTTTTCATCGCCTTACTATCGATGGATAGCTCATAGCCCAGGTCAGCCATCGATACCGCACGTAGCCAACGATTAGTTTTCACCACCGCCCGTCGTGCCGCCTTGGCCAACTCCACAGGCAACTGAGAAAACTTCTCCAGCACACGCGTATCAAGGATCATCTGTGAATTCAGACCAGCCATGTTTAGCCCCTGCCGATTCCAAGCTCATCAAGTATTCACGGGTGATTTGGCTATCCCCATCACGTCCCATATCAAGGGCATTTGAATGAGCTAGCACATAGCGCTTACCCTCATCCATCAGCGACGCTAATGGCGGTAACTCGGCATCAGTTAGAAGCCGTTTTACTTTATTGCCATTCAGCTCAGTGGACTTGATATAACCCTGAACCGTTCGCTGGCTGCCATCGGACAACATCACCACAATGGGACGGCCAAAGCAGCTTTGAAGCGAAGCCCGAACTAGCTCTCGGGCTCCTTCAAACTGGCTAGCCCCCTCACCAAACTGACTAGCCACCGTTAAACCAGCACGCCAGTCAGCAGCACACAGCCATCAGTGAATACACCCACCGGCACTTTCACCGAACCGTCAGCCGTTGGCGCTGTTTTGGTGAATTCACCATTGTGGAAATACGCCGGTTCTGATTCAAAAGCAGACGTATCCCCCGCCTTAATCGGCCCGTCAAACAAACCACGGTAAGTACAACTCACAACCTGACCTTCAGGACCCGAGTAATTGGGTACCACAATCAAAGAGCCATACTTAACCGGCACATCCTTGGTAAACCCGCCAGCAGGCGCTTTCAGGTCAATCTTATTTCCGTCAGCAATACGCATCGTAACTACCTGTCTTATTAACTAATGAGTGTGGGAATGATTAAGCGAACGTCACTTTAGAAATACCGCGGCGATCAACCATCTTAGAAGCCAGATCGTAAGTGATGCGGAACTTAGCACCGTCGCTGCTCCAGCCATCACCCGTTTCCAACCAAGGATCTTGCTCGCCATCTAGGAAGGCCATCACAACCGAATCGAAATGCTTACCGGTAAGAGCAATCGCACCATTCACCTCAGCCATTCGAGCCGTTTCAATCACCTTCTGGAACTTCTTATAAGCTGGGTTGAAGGTATCCGGCTTACTCGCCGTATTCAGCACCGCTTCGAGGTATGAAGCATGGTCAGGGTTTGCCAGTAGTACTTCACCGCGAAGATCCAACGCATCACCACCCGATGATGTCGCCGTCGCGAACGACTTATGCAGCGCCATAATCAAATCTTGGTAATCACCCTTTGTGATACCTGTTTTAAGATTGCCCCACTTGGTGCTCGTACCCGGGATATAAACCGACTTTCCATCACCCATTTGGCCAGAGAGGATCGCATTGAACATCAGCTTGTCAGACAGACGATAAGCCGACTGCATGAACTTACGGGGGATCTTAGAAATCAGCGCGATTTCATCATTGATGATCGCCTGACGGGTAAAGGCAATTTCACGGCCAAAGGTCGCCAGCTGGATCTTCTCGCCGCTACCTTTAATGGTCGCCGCTTTGTACTCACCGTCTTCTGATACCGCCATCAAATCCGGCGCATCATTAATCAGCACCAAATCCGTTTCTTTAAAGTTCGGCAGATTCTCGGTGTTTGCCAGCTCACGCCACAACGGCGCCCGAACCTTGGCTTCATCACGCATGACCGTCCGTACACCTTCGGTGATGATGTCGGCAAAATCACCACTGTTGAACGCCCTTGCCACCAGTTCATTCTTGTTACTGCAGAACTTGGCATCTTTGCCCACCAAGATCTCAGCCATATCCAACAGCGTTTTCATGCGATATGGATTATCTTTATCGACATTTTCGGTACCACAGCGCGAATTTAGCGCATTCTGCAGCGCATCTTTGGTGGTATTGCCGTTATCAACATGAATATGGGTATTGGTTGGCCCTGATGAAGCCTGATCACCACCATTCCCCTGCGGATCACGTCCTTGACCAGACGGTTCACTACCTTGAGCAGAAAGAGTCCCCAGGTTCTGCAGAATCTTCAGCGAGGCCTTCTCTTCCGAGCAATCCATATCATTGAGCATGTCATCGCGCAGCTCATCACTCACCTTGTGCTGAGCACACAGCGCACGAATCGCAGACTGGCGAGCGTTTTCTTTCTTCACTGCATTTTGCAGCGTATCGTTATCAAGTGGTTTTGGCATATCGTCACTTACCTGTTGTGATAGTTCGCTGCCTGCCGCACTTGCGGCCAGCGGTTGAGGTTCTGTTTTTGAAGTTGAAGGTTCTGGTTTGGGCTCAGAAATAGGGCTTTCTAACTGATTAAGCAAATCTTCCGGGGGATGCTTAAAGGCCTTGGCCTGCAAATCATCAAGGGAGACATTCTTGAGGCTGTTGGAGAGATCAACCGGATCGACAACCTCATCAATCAAGCCAAACTCCAGTGCTTCCTGCGCAGTAAACCAAGTCTCCTTGGCCATCGCCGCCAGCACATCGTCCAACGGCTTACCGCAGCGCTCCACATAAGCATCCGCAATGGTTTGTTTGGCGTTCTTCAGCTGGGTCAGCGCGCTATCCAGCTCATCTTCACCGCCCCATGCCCCAATCGACGGGTTGTGAATCATCAGCTTGGCGTTTTCCGGCATCTTCACCACATCGCAGGCCATCAGGAAATAGCTTGAGATAGACGCCACCAAGCCATCAACCACACCCACGGTTTTACCCTTATGCGCCTTGATGGCGTTATACATCGCCAGCCCTTCATACACCGAGCCGCCATAGCTCTGAATACGAAACTCAGCATCTTGGCTACCCACGGCCTGCAGCGCCCGCACCAAATCGATAGCCTCAATGTCATAGCTACCGATATCACCGTGGATCCACACCTTCACCGGCTGCTCTTCACCCTGATTGGTCAGAGTGAACCATGACTTATTCATCTTCGGCATTCTTTGCCTCTCTGTTCGTGTTTTGGCTCGTTTGATTCTTGCTGCTAGCGCTATGCTGAACCTTCGACGCAATGTTATGGGCAGGATCCGCCACACTCACAATCGCATCATCATTCATTGCCTGACGCTCAGCCTTAATCTCACGCCTGACTGATACAGGGTTGAAGTTACGTTCTCGCTGGTAATGGCTAAGCGACTGCAATCCCAACCGCGTACCTTTCTCAACCCCAGTCATCTCTTTAGCTGGGTCTATCCACGGCATGACTGGCGCTTGATAAATCGCATTCAATACCGACTCAGCATCAACATCCTTTGGCACTTTTAACTGACCAGAGAGAATCGCCATCTCCAGCGCTTGCCGATATTGCGGACGGGTCCAGCAGGTAACGAACTTGCGTTGAAGGATCCGGTATCGAGCAAAGGAATCGATAAGCTCTTGCCGCTGGGCCGAATAGGTTCCAGAGTAATGACGAGTCACACTAGAACAGTTCACGCCAGAACCTGCCGACGCTAATCGCATTTGGGCATCACGGAACGGACTACTCATCGACTCACTGCGATTGCTCTCCACCACACCCGCATCTTCACCAGGTGCCAGTTCAAAGCTGTTCCCCATACCAAGGAACACATCCCCACCACGGTCAAAGGCATCACTCACTTCAGTGCTGCTGTCACGCTTGATGAAATAAGCAAAGCGGCTAGCAATCTGCGCACTGATCCGCTCTGACTGATCGTAATCTTCTACATCCGCAATCAAGTCCATGACTGAATGCAGCAAGGTCACGCCTCGGTTCTGATGAAAACGACGGGTAAACTTCAGGTGAGTAACGAATCGCGCCTCAACTTCAGAGAACTCAAAACCCAACGCATCCCGCTGGATCAACACAGAGATAATCTGCCCTAATTTATTGCGACGAATCCCTTCATACACACCGCGCTCAGGCTCACTGATATTCACCGGCACATAATCCGGCTCAAACGGCTGCACCCCAAACGGCGTCCCAGATGGATAATCAATCTCTGGGTGATAGCCCATGTAATACCGCGCAAACACTTCCCCATCTCGCAACCAGGTACGGCAGGCCAACCACTCGGTTTCAGCCCGAGAGTGTTCACCATCGATATTTTGCTTAAGGGAAAACAGCTCAAACCATTCATTGATTTGCCGGGCAAACTCCGTATGTACATTGCCGGCTTTATCCAATGGCTGAGGTTCAATCATGATGCCGTTCGGCCCCACCACATTGGCGCAGAACTCATCAAGAATCGCAGTAACGAAAGGCGTGTTTTCATCCATATGCCGCGCCCGTTGGCGCAGCGACTTGGCATCTTTGTTTAACTGATTGGCTTTACTGGTAGAGCGAGGATTACGTTTCTTGGTGTGGGGGTTAGCAGGTAATGCAGCTTGATACTTGTTGATTAACGTTCGGTTGTGCATCCGTTCAAGCCCTGCCTTGGGGTTGAAGTAACCCACCACACGATCGGCAAGGTTGAATTTACTCAAGGTAATTCCTCCGGATCATGCTTCTGCGGCCCCCTTGCGACTCCCGAGCGATTAACGCCTGCAAGCGTTCAATCTCTCGTCGCACCGTTGCAAGGCTGGCAAAGGTCAGCTTTTCCCCTTCAGCAGTTTCCACCGACTGCTGCATCAAAATTTTCTGCTCGGCATCTAAGTACCACTGCAAGCGCTGGCGGTTCGTTATTGTCATCCGTAAATGCCCCTTGAATGCCTATATCGACTTCTTGGTTTTCGCTCAAACTTCGGCTGCTGATCGGCATCCACTACATTGATATTGAACTGCCACTCATCGGCCCAGCCCGGAGGGCTCTGCCAGTTCAGCTCATCACCGCCCTTGTAATGCATCCCCGCTTCGGCATACACGCACAGGTCAAACGCCTCATTCGCTTGTTTATCTGGCTTCTGCCAATCGCCGTTTTCATCAATATATTCGGCAGTCAGCTCATCAAACCACTCACGTTGGCACCAAGCAGGCAAATGGAAGAATCGAGAACCAAACTCAGCCCGACAATAGCTCGACGACACACGGTGTTTTAACCGGTTGGTATGAAGCAACAACAGCGGGATTTCACCATGCGCATGTTTAGAACGCTTATCGGGAAAGCTCTCTTTCACCAAGTCTTTCGGATCACGGCTCGCGCCTTTCACCAAACGGAACAAATGAGACATCCCCTGCCGCTTCAGGCGGTTGTAAAACTGATAACTCAGCTCAGTAACCGAAGTGGTTTTATTACCCACCTTTTCACCAGATCCACCGGAATCACACAGTGTCAGTAACGGCTTCATCACCCGGCCAGACTCATCCCCCAATGGATAGGTTTTCTTAATCACCTGATCAATCAACAAATCCCAATCCTCGGCATACACCGCAGGATTAATGCGATCACCATTGCGATGAGGTGTAGTCAGGATTTCAAAGCGGTCAATTACCCAACGTTGCAGCCCTTCCCCGAACACCTGAGCTTGCACCACAAACCGAGGGTTCTTGCGACCACCCTGCACATCGATACTCATGATCAGGAATCGACCTCCTTCAGGAATCACACCACGCGGATAGTCTCCAGCACGAGCCATCAGCTCATGCGCCCCCACTTCCTGACTTTGAGATTGATAAATATAGGGACGGCCAACATTGATGTTCATAAAGCTTTTCAGCGCTTCTTCATCACCGCTTTCATCATATTGCGCCTGGGCATTCAAGTAGCGATAAACCAACTTTTCCCAACTCGCATAAGCCGCCACAACGCCCTCAAACCAGAACGTTGCCCATTTGGACTTTCGATGCTGGCTTTCGTCTTCAACAACCTGACCATACTGGTCAACGCCACCTTCCCGAAACCAACGCCCAGCAAGGTTAAGTTTCTGCTTTTGCTTTTCTTCTATTCGATATGTACAGCGAGGACACTCACAATACGCTGTGTTAGCCGCATCCTGGTAGTCCTCATGGTCATCCCACTTCAGCGTCTCAAAAAGAGGCATGAACCACGCTTCGCAGTCAGGACACTGCCAGTAAAATCGTCGCCTATCGCCTTGGTTATACAAACCACCGATGCCCGAACAAGGCTGGCATTCATGAGGCTTCAACTGCGCATCCGGTTTTGGCTGACGAACAATACGCCCAGGGGAAGATTCAGCCATCGCCATTCCAGACGACTTAGCATTTTGTACCCGCATTAGCATGAGTTGAAACTTACTACCTTCTTCCCCCACCGAGTCATCACCGCGATCGTAATCGGTACAACCTGCATAACGATAAGTCGAGGCCGACAAACTAGTTTCCGTCGCGGAATCCAGCTTTAGCATCATGCCGTTCTTGAACACTTTACTGGTGAGGTTGTCATCCGCCTTGCGGCCAGTACGCAAATCACGAATAGGTTTGGTTTTGGTAAAGCAGCGATCTAAATCTATCTTACTCATATCGACCGCTTTGGTTTTGGTACTGTAGATAAGCAGCATGTCACCCGGCGCTTGAGTAACGGCGTAATTTATCCAGCCCTCAACCAAGGCTTTAGTCTTGCCCGAACGCGCAGGCCCCATCAAAATCACCGCTTCATAAATTCGACGAGACAGCGCATTCATCGGCTCACGCATATACGGCGTCATCGAACTCATAAACTTAGTGGTGTCCATTCCATCCGACACCCAGAGATACTCATCAGCGGCTTCCGCTGGGGTTTTATTCGCAGGCAAACACAAATAAGCCAAACTACGACGAATAGCCGCCGCATCGGCAAATTTATAATCGAATGTCATCGTTCACCGCCTCTAAATCAAAATTCAGTAATCTTTCGATATTCTCAAGTTGTTCCGCAGTCGCATCCGGTATCGCGGTTTCAATTCGGTTGATAGCTCCATCGGCAAACTTCTTAATCGCAGCGGTACTCTTGGCGATTTCATTCTCGTAGTCTTCACGCAGGATCAACTCGCCAGTGTCTTTCGATAGGCTCAGCTTCTCTCGCTCTGCCTGAACAAACGCCCGCAGCTCAGCGGCGGTTGGAAAGCCCATTAGATCCGGAGCGTCTGACTCTTTCACTGGCGCTTTACACAAATACGGCGCCACCTGACACACATCGTATAGCGGCGCATTACCCTTGAAGGCCACCGGCTCAATACCTGCCGCTTTAAGGCGTTTACGTACCGTCGAACGGTGAGAGCCAAACTGCTCTAACTCACTGGTATTCCATAATCGTTTTTCATTATTCATGGCTTCCTCGGAAATAGCCCAGTCTCTCCCGGTGTCACGCCCGTCTCGCCCACGGTGACGTTGCCGCTCATGTCGCGCTTACTCGCGTGGCTAGTGCCTTTTTGATTCTGAATGCGCGCTCAGATGTAAGGAGGGCACCGTCTTAGCTAACGCAGCAGACAGCGAGGCACAAACGCAGAAGATGAAAATAGAAAAGAGAAATCACTCTTGAATGCAGGTCTGCGGGTTGTCGTAACAACGCCGCAAATTCTCGATGCGAGAAGCACACAACGAGAAATACATCAGCCAGACAGGATCACGCCTAACGGCCTCGCCCCACGTTAACGGAGGCGATTGATAAGGTTGAGTACAAGGAAGTAAATACGCCGCAGGCGGTTTAATCAGTGTTACTTTGTATTGGGTGACCACTGGCGGCGTTGTAGTACACCCAACGGTCAGCACCAGGAATAAGCAAATCAGCACAATTCGCATTGGCAATGTCCTTTTCAATTTGTAGTTGTGCTTGTGATGCGCGAGCCTGCCAACTTCGACGGGCTAAATCCGCCTGCTCAGCCGCTATACGTTCTCGCTCTGCCATGGCCTCTAGGTAAGCCACCGTCTGTTCCATGGATTGATTCACTGCGACCAGCTGTGCGATTTCTTGCGACTTGGCCTGAATATCCGCTTTCGATGCTTTTAAATCTCGTGATAAGAAGCCGTTCTCGACAAACAGCACCACCGCAATCAGTACCAGCACCACCAAACTAAAGCTCTTGAACTTACTCATAACCATTGAGGCAAATCCCCCGTTCACGTTCCCGCCGCGTCACTATGCCCAGACAATTGCTGGTTTCCACACGACAGTCTTTACCGTTCACATACACCCAGCGAGTAAACTCATTACAGGCTGCATCCAGCTCGCCAGCTTTGAGTTTTTTCAGGTAAGTCGAGCTGCGGAAATTACCCGCACCAAGGTTCATCACAAAGCTCACGGCCATATCGAACTTTGGCCCTTCGGGCAGCTTAACTTGTTGATTAACTACCTTTTCGGCGGCAGCAATATCATCAATAAACCATTGGGCAATTTCAGGTACTTCCGCTGTATCGCCCTGCTCTACCCCTTGGGTATGGCCAAGGCCGATGGTCCACACGTTGGCGCTGCACTGGTAAGCCGAGCTTTTACATCCTTCCAGCCCGGCCATAAACGCCAAGCCATCGTCACTGGTCTTTAAGTCGTGATGAGTACCTGCAACAAAAGCCAGTACAGCAGCCACCGCACAACCGGCCGCGCCGCTAGTCGTCTTCCATTTGTTCATAGGCTTTTCTCACATCAGGATGGTTCTGCAGGGCTTTGAGCATTCGGCGGCGATAGAGCCAGTTGATAACGGCGGTAAACAAGGTGGCAGCGATAGACACCACCACACCAATTTCATTGATGGATAAGCCAGACACCAAGCCGGTAAAACCCGCCCAGAGGTAGGCAAACCATCCGATCATCTTCTCTCTCATAGGCGAATTTCAGGTATAAAAAAACCGCCAGAACGGCGGTTAGGATTAGAGGTATAAAGCGCTAAAACGACAAAACCCCGCCGAGTGGGCGAGGTTTTGCAATGTGGTAAATATGCATCGTTTCAGGGTGAGTGTCAACGGTCATCTTATAGATAATTGTGATTAAAAGCATGCAATCCCCCCAAGCATAAGAAACATAACCTTTTTCATATTAAAAAACAAAACTCACACTTTATTGCACTTGAGTTTTGTAACGATTGATTTATTGATAGATTTTGTTGGGAAACCAATAAAAAAGCGCTAAAATCTGGTTCAATAAATGACGCTTTATGGTCAAACAACGAGTGATATCATGAAAATTCACGAGCTACGCCTAAAAAACTTCAGAAAATTTGTTGATACGCGTTTTTGCTTTAATACGAAATCCAATGTAACAGTACTTATTGGTGATAACGCAACAGGTAAATCTGCTATCTTAAACGCGTTATCCATTATGATGGGTAGTTACTTACTTGATTTCAAAGTTCCGCAAGCAGCACGACATATTCGTAAAGATGAAGTTCGCATTGCTCAAATCAAAACAGGTCAAATTGTTAGCTTAGAACCCCAGTGGACTGATGGTATTCAATTGTCTTGTATCGGTACTTTATCAGAAGTCGCTCCTAATGACACAACCTTAAGTAAACCATTCCTTTGGTCTAGAGAATTAACCTCAGAAGAAGGAAAAACAACAAGAATTAATGCAAAAAAAATTGCTAAAGCAGGTAGAGAAGCACGTATTAAGGTTGAGAACGGAGAAGAAGTTCTTCTACCTATTATTTCATATTATGGTACTGGTCGTCTTTGGCATAAAAAGCAGGACATCAAACTTTCAAAGCCAGACTCTCGTACCGTTGGCTATCGTGACTGCTTAGACCCAGCATCGAATCATCGTTTGTTTTTTAAATGGTTTAGTCGATTAGAACAAGCCGGTGTTCAAAAAAATAAAAAGTTCGATGTGCTAGAAGCTGTTCGTACAGCCGTAAAAACATGCATACCAAACTGTGAAAATTTTTACTTTGATCTTGAACTTCAAGAACTGATGGTTGAATTTTCCGATGGCACTTTATATAGCTTCGATAATTTAAGTGATGGTTATCGTAACATGTTAGCAATTGTTGCAGATATCGCACACCGGGCAGCTAGACTAAACCCACAACTAGGTAACCAAGCTGCAACTTTAACACCAGGAATTGTATTAATTGATGAAATTGATCTGCACTTACATCCAAAGTGGCAGCGTGAAATTGTTAACTCTTTAAGAAGTGCTTTTCCAAAAGTTCAATTTATAGTTTCTACTCATTCACCGTTCATCATTCAATCATTACAAAGAGGTGAGGTAATAGATTTAAATTCAGGAGAGAACCTAGCTCCAGAATTTGAGTTTAATGATGACGCTAGTAATAACATCGCTCAAACAGCTCAGCCATCACCTTCAAAAAGTTATAGTGAACGTAGCATTGAAGACATCGTTGAGGAGGTCATGGGAGTAAACATACCCTCACGGAGTGCTCGACTTGAACGGATGTACGAGGTCGCCAAAAGATATTATCAAGTTCTTGAAGAAAGCGAAAATGCCACAGAAGAAGAAAAAAATATTTTAAAACAGAAACTTGATGAACTTAGCGCACCTTTTAGTGACAGTGGTGATATAGCTTATTATGCTTTTTTAGAAATGGAAAGGCTCGCTGCCGGTCTAGGGAAGTCTAAAGTCAAGGATGAAGAGTAATGCGACCTGTAGAGCGTGGGACTATTCCAAAAGATGATAATGGTAACGACGTAGCTTATTCAAAATACCAAGATTCCAGAGGTGATTTAATAAAGCGCTTAGGTGATTACTGCTCATATTGCGAGATGCAGTTAGATGCAAGCCTTGCAGTTGAGCATGTTCAACCCAAAAAACCTAAAGGAGCAAATCAAGTCATTCAGTCAAGGTTACTTGACTGGAATAACTTCCTTCTTGCCTGTACAAACTGCAACTCAAATAAAGGAAGTACAGATATTGTACTATCTGACTATATTTGGCCTGATAAAAACAATACATTTAAAGCTATTGAATACCAAAAGGGCGGAATAGTTCGAGTTTCACCCACAGTAATTTCACCATTAAAAGAAAAAGTCGAGCGTTTAATTAATTTGGTAGGGCTGACCAAGCAACCATCGATAGAAAAAGAGGCAAGTGACCGTCGTTGGAATAAGCGTAGAATCGTTTGGGATAAAGCTGAAAGAGCAAAAGATCGTCTACAAAAGTGTAATAACGATTACATGCGAGAACAAATTATCGAAACAGCTGAAAGTGATGGCTTCTGGAGTGTTTGGATGACTGTATTCTATCAGGATGCTGATATGCTGAATCGATTATTATCCGCAGCATCATATAAAGGTACTTCTCGACAAAGCTTTGATCAAAACGGCTCCCCCTTAATAAGGGTTGCTGGGGAAATCTAAAACCAAAACATTCTAATTCATCGGCCGAATCGCTTCGGCCAATGTTTTCACAATATGTACAAATGCTACTAGAACGTACTCTAAATATTTCACTTTTCCTGAGACTTAGCTTCTAAGCCACCTCCCTCACCTCTTCATTTTCCCGCTCCACCCTGCTCTGCACTGCCAACACCGCCACTGTTCGCTGCCCTACTAACCACGCCACCAACTTGTTCAGCACCGTTGAGTACCGCTTGAAGCGTGTATAGGTGATCGGCAAGGTTTGACAAAACACAGCAAAGCGGGTTTCTGTCGTCCACTCTATGCGACCTTCTTTGCAGCATGGGCACTTGCGGGTGACGCGGTGTTTATTGGTTACCCTACCCACACCATTGCACTCGGGGCATAGCTGGCCGAGTTGTTGAGTGGCTTCGGCTATAGCGGTTAGGCACAAGGCCTCGATGGCTTGTTTGGGGTAAACGCCACGCCATGTTTGCATCACTTTGGCGGCTTCTAGCCAGGTTTGCTGGTATAGCTCTCTGGCTGAATCTCTGTCTGACAGCAGCTCAACAAACAGCACATGAAAGCCTATGGGCGACTCCTTCCAAGTAATGCCCACTATCGCCAACTGCTCATCAAGGCTCAGTAAGGCTTTACCGCCTGTGCGGGGACCATAGCTGATCCCCTTCATTCCGAATTTACCTAGCAACTTTTCAATTTTCATAATGTTATGCCGCCTCTTCGAGCGTTGTTACCATGCTGGCCGGAACCAGGCGGTAGTAGTAAACCAATTTGCCGTTAACGTGCTTGCACATCCGCTGCTTTACCAAGCCGGTATTGCTTGGCTTCACCTCTCGCAATCGGGCGCTAATCGCCGGTTGAGTATCAAAGGCATCAAACTTGGTTTGAATCCGCTGCTCTAAATCCCTCAGCGTTGACCATTCCAAGCCCAGCGCAGAAGACACGACTCGATTAAATTGGGTATCGGCACCTAGGGGGAGTCGCTTCTGTGCTTTCAAGTCTTCCACTTGCTGTTCAAAAGTTTGTTTTGTGTTCATGCGGCACACTCCACTTTTTCGCGAAAGTTGATTGTTAGCTCATCCGCAATACCACGCTTAAAACGGATCCGCTGCGTGACAGGAAAATACCCCGGTGTGAACAGCACAAACACACTCCCGAAGTTAACGCCTGTCTTCTTGGTGACGCCGTCAGGTTCGACGAAGTTGTATCGGCCATCAGGCTCATAAATAGCGGCGGCTTTGCCCTCGACATACTCCAGCCACCAACCGGTTAACGGCTCATACGGCAACAACATCATGCCCGAATGGCCTTTCTTGGCTTGCTCCAACGCCTTGCTTAGAAACTCAGGTTTCTTATCAAACGGCGGGTTACACCACCAATGCGATGCCCAGTCGCATTGCAAAGCATCAAAACCACGAACCGTAGCGTTCGGGTTCAACCTGAAAGCACATTGCTCTCGGCTGCGTTCAAACCATTCCGGTGATACATAGAACTCGGCACACTTCGTTGTTTCAGGCTCGGCGGCCACATCCAGCTCAAACGCGCGACCATACAAAGCTTGGGCATCCCAAAAACAAGGCCACTGTGTACCCCATCGATTCTTATCACTTTGGGCAGTCGTGCTCTTAATCAAAATCGCCATCACGCCGCCCTCGCAATGCCATGCGTATTCACACGCATCCAGATTTCGGCTTCGCGCTTACGCGGGGCTAGCTGATGCCGTGCCCACGGTGAACGGGTGTTAAGCAGCTCTAACATCGCATCAACTTGGTTAGCGGGTATGCCGTTGGTTTGCCATTTCTTCACGGTAGCGACAGATACCCAGCAGTGATCGGCAATCAGCTTTAAGGCCTGATCCTGCTTCAACTTACGGTGATGCATTAGGTGGCGTACAGCAGAACAAAACGCCTTTGATTTCAGTTCAGATTGAATCTGTTCGAGTGTTTGATATCTCATGCTGCGTTGCTCCCTTTCTTGATCCGGTAACTGCTCCAGTTGAAAGTCACCCATTTGCCGTCTTCCATAATGCGATCGACCGCGGCGCGCCCGAGGGTTTTCACTAGCTCATCACTCTGCAAGTTGGTGATGATGCCGGTTGGCCGTTCCTGCGTGTATCGCTCGTCGATAATACGATTAATCATTACCCGTTCGTTGTTGCTGTTGTGCTGAATGCCCAGCTCATCGAGTACCAGCAAATCAACCACGCTTAGGTAGCGGATGATTTCTGTCTCGCTGATTTCGGCTTCATTGCGGTAAGAGTCGCGGATCTTCAACATCAACTCAGCCACAGTGATCACCACTACAGAACGGCGCAGCTGCAACAACCCATTGGCGATAGCGCAGGCCAAGTGATTCTTACCCGTACCCGACGTTCCCGCAAAAATGAAACCACCCGGACGATGATTGATGTAGTCATCCAACAAGCGTTGCGCTTCAGCAAACGCCGCACGTTGGCCTGAGCAATGGGTGAAGTAGTTTTCAAACTTACAGCCCTGATGACGCTTCTTGATACCCGAGCGACCTATCGCTTTCGCTGCCAGCACCTGACGGTTTTCTTGATTCACCTTCTGGCGGAAGGCTTCTGCTTCTCGCTCGTGGATTTCGGCCATCTGCTCGGCGGTGTATGGCTGGACGTGTTTTGGCATCGCTTTGGCCAATCGATTCATGATGTTCATCAGTAACCCTCCGGTGGTCCGTAGTTGCCATTACTAGCCCCCATGCGCAGAACCGTTGAGTCCTGCTTGCTTTGACGCTCACTCGCCCACTTATTGGCATTGCGCATGCCGTTACGCCAGGCGGCAATCCAGTCGGTGTACTTCGAACCTCGGGCAATCATGGCGTCGGCCCATTGGTTGGTGGCATCGTGCACATCCAGCGAGAAGTTTTGCTGGGCATACCACTGCGCCATCTCATCCGATACGTGGAACTGAGCAGGCAGCAAGGTTTTCGATGGCTTGCGTGTTTTGCTCGTTGGTTTATCAAGATTGCTTGCTTGGGGGACTATAGGGGGATCTTTAAGATCTGATGGATCTAATGATGGTTTGGGGTCAGCCTCCGGCCCACCCTTTGCCGAAATCTGCCCTAGGTCAGAATTCGACCTAGGTTGATTTTCGACTGGGGTAGAATCGCTGTTTTGCAGCTGACGAACATCAATCCAATACATGTTGGTGTCGTTGTTTTTAGCCCCTTCTTTGGCTGGTTTCACCCGACATTCTTTAGTGATAATCCGCATCTCACACAGGCTTTTGATCTGCGCTTTCACCGTAGAACGGGATACCCCACACTTCTTCGCCAACCGTTCTAAACTCGGCCAACAATAGCCTTCGTCGTTGGCAAAATCAGCAAGGCAAAGCATGATGAGCTTCGCGTTGCCTTTGAGGTTATCGGCGTCCCATACCGCCGTCATTACTTTGATACTCATAACGCCAGACCTGCTCTCATCTGTTGGAAAATCCAATGGGCTTCAACAGGTGAGACTTCAAACTTGCGCCTGCCGTTACTGGCCATCCATACCGAATGGCCCTGATTCAGAATTAGATAAAGACTCATTGCACGAAATCCTTACGCGGCTTTGTTAGCCATCAAGTTCTCTAGGTATCCCAGTAGTGGTTTGTGAGAACCCTCACTCTCCTGCACTTCTTTGTAAGCGGTACGGAGTTGGTCCAGCGAGGCGTTCTCGGGCAGCATCAGTAGCGTGGTCAGTGCTTCTGATGATTCTTTGTTGAAGTGAGCCAGCAAGCGATCGCGGCCAGAACTGCAGTCACTCTCCCCTATTGATGCCACCGAAAAGCCCAGTGGATTGAGGAAGATATTGAGTGCATCACAAGCCCGTTGCTTGGGCATGGCGAGTAAGATAGCCGGAAGCAGATCCATGATATTGGCTTTGGCCTCAGCCGATACCCGCTCGTTGTAGCGCCAGAAGTTTTGTGAGTTGTTGGCATCATCGGCACCAGGTACTTTCAGGATCCGCTTTCTTGGGGCATCCGGTTCATGATGCAGATTCAGCTTGTAATAATTGCGAGCGACTTTATTGGCGATGAACTCCTTGGTGACTTCACACCGCCAACTTTCTATCGCGTTACGCATAACGCTTTTTAGACTTACCATTGTTGTTTCCTTACGTTGGTTGATTGTTTGTAATCACCGTTAATCGTCTGATTACCCTATAATTACTAGGCTACTTTTCTATATAGGCTGCTGTCATACTTGAGCCTCCCATTAGTTAAGTACTCAAGTTTAAGTGCCTGTTTTTCTGGAATTACATCACTCCACTGGGATATTGAACCCGGTGATATACCAAGAGCTTCAGCAATATTGATTCGTTTTTTAAAATACTTGATTACATCGGACTTAAGCATAAACCACCAAATCTTAGAAAACTAAGATTCTAAGCTTAGGAAACTAATGCCGTCAAGGTTTAGAATACTTAAATTATGGATATTTCAGATCGCATCAAAGAACGCATGCAGGCCCTAGGGCTAAAAGGCGTAGATATTAGCAAGGCTACTGGAGTCTCCAGTGGTGGGGTCAGCCAATGGGTAAACGGCATGACAAAACCCAGGGGCGAAAAGCTTATTGCTTTAGCTCGGGTATTAGATTGCGAACCTGATTGGCTTTTATTTGGTGAACAGAAGCCATCTAAAAAGACAACGAGCTCTAACGTAACTTATGGTCCCGACATTAAAGGCTACTTTCCTTTGATTAGTTGGGTGCAAGCTGGTGCTTGGAGTACTATCGAAGAAATTAGTATTTCAGAAGCCACTCGTTACCCATGCCCTGTGAAATGCAGCGAAGACAGCTTTGTACTTAAAGTTCAAGGTGTAAGCATGGAACCCGTTTTTCGAGATGGTGATCTCATATTTGTTGATCCTCAAGTTGAGTGGAGGCATGGCTCTTACATTGTTGCTCGTCTAGATGATAAAAATGAAGCAACATTTAAACAACTCATCATCGAGGGTGGCCAGAAATTCTTAAAGCCTGCAAACCCAAATTGGCCGGAACAAATCATTCCCGTTAATGGTAACTGCACTATTGTTGGTGTCGTTGTTTTCTCAGGTAGATCCTTCAGCTAATCCCTTTCTATGTTTCAAGAAAAAGCCGCTTATGCGGTTTTTTTTACCCCATCAATCTTAGAAAACTAAAAATCATCATTGACAACAAATCTTAGATAGCTAAGATTAATTAAGAATCAGATGTAAAGTTATCTAAGGAATGACCATGAAAGAACTCAATCAAATCGTCACAACCAAGCTTGCCAACATGATCGATGACGGATCCATCGAGAAAATGATCGAAGATCAGCTAGAAAAGCTGATGCAAGATACCGTTAATGCTGCTCTTCGCAGGTATAGTGACTTTGGCAAATCACTTACCGAGACAATTGAAGCGTCTATAGGTACTTCACTCAACAAAGTTTCGTTTCCAGAGTACAACCACTTCGTAGCCCAGTTGGTGCAGGAAAAATACGGCCAGGCATTAGATAAACACGCCGCTACCCTACTGGATGAATTACTCAAAGCTGAGCTTAGCCCGGTTCCTGAAGAACTGGACGCACACAACATGCTGGATGAAATTCGAAGCTGTTGGGAAGAATCGGCCCAAGAGAATGGTGGTGAAATAAATATAGATTGGGATGAACGAGATACCGCTATTTATATGACTATCAAACATCCCGAATATGATTGGCAATCAATAAAAGTCACCTTCTACAACCACGGCGAAAAAGACTGCCAATACCACATCGGCTATATCAACGAAGACGATAAACGGATCAGCGGAAGCATTACCGGCGCCACTCACGCAATGGGTTTAGCGGGTTACTTCTACAAACTCTACTGCCGACAAACCAAAATCTCTGGCCTGCAAAATATCTACGGCGAGAGCATTGATGTTTTTGATTATTAAAAGAAAACCCCGACTCAGGGACCAATCCGAATCGGGGTATCTCGTGCAATGAGTCCTCATCGAGGCTCAACTTTAGAATAACCCAGGGCTGACCACCCTGCAAGACCACAATCTGATTATCAATATTCACATAAGGAAATCGTGCAATGAGAGAACCAGTGAAGAACAGTATTGAGGCATTTATTGTTAAGCATATAGATAAACAACTTCAGGCTGAGGGTTATCTCCCATCAGAAATTGATCGCGGAATTAATGAAGCATTACGTTTCTACCGTACTACCGTCACTTTCAGTAAAGGTAAAGTATTCGATAGCTGTTTAACTAAGGCGCGTCATCTTATTAAGCCAACAAAGAAAGCCGCCACTCGCAGTAATAAAAAGAAAAAGGCGGCAGCATGAATAAAGAAGATCGCCTTCGCGAGCAAGGCCGCCGACGCGCCCAACGTTTTCGCGACAACCAAAAGAGTAATGGCGTGACTAACTTTCCCCTGCCCTTGGAACAAAAGGAAGTGGAACAGCTCAACGAGATTTGCCGCTTCTTCTCGCAACCAGGTACACCATGCAAACAAGCTGAAGCATTGCAGTTATTGATCCACCGCGTTCACGCCGAGATTCCGGTGATCAAAGAAAAGCTCGGCACCTGCAAATATTGCGGCGAGTCATTACCCGAAGGCTGCGCCAACTTAAATCAAGGTGGACTGTTCAAAGGTGATGCCCGTTGTTGGCATACCACCAACCGAGTCCGACTTTTCGAACCACGGCTTCTACCAAAAACAACGGAGGTTTCATGATGGAATATTTAGCCCCACTCATCTACTCCACCGGATGTGTTGTGTTTTATATCGGTTACCTACTGGCCACCAGCAAGAAACAAAAATAAGGAACTCACTATGGAAACCAAAGAGCAACGATGGAGAAAAGAAGGTCGCCGAGAAGCAGCCTTATTGTTAATGCAAAAAACATCTGCCGAAAGTATCGACAATGAAGAGTTAGTGAGTTGGTCAGCCAATGGTGATGCAGGTGATTACAGTGGCTATTGGAATGAAAAAGCCGTATTTACCTTCTTCGATGCTGAAATTAGTGAAAGCTATTTAGATTGCCAAATCCAATCAGCAATGATGCTCCAATCTGCATCAATGGACGCAAAGCTGATTGAGCTAATGCTGAAGCAAGTAATCGAAGACTACCGACATGACCTTTCTACTCATGGAACAACTCAACTTGATAGAGCTGCCTATTACTTTGGCCTTCACCCTGATCAAAAGTTAAAACAAGCTGAGGAGAAAAATTATGAGTAAAACAATACGACTTTCATGGCTTAACTGTGTCAAGTGCGACAGCAACGAAATCGAAGTTACCACCGAACAAGGCAATGATGAATGGATCTACGATGGTGACAAATTAACCTGTTTAGACTGCGGCGCAACCGGAGAACTAGAAACCGACGGTGGTATCACTTGGTTCGAGGCAGATAAGGAGCCTAAAAATGTACAATTACACTGATTACCCCACAGTTGATGTCTCTTATCGTGTTAAATCAGACATTAGCGTGACACCGTCACTATTAAAATCTGATAAAAACGATGAGCAATCACCCGAACAATCAAAAGCAGTATCAACGTTAGATGAGCAGTCATCACCACAACTGATCAGCCATAAAGAAGTATTGGCCATGTTCCACATAAGCAGCAAAGCCACCATCTACAAGTGGCGGCAAAGCCGCGGCTTCCCAGATCCGGTTACTCTGATGCCGTTGCGGTGGCTACGGTCAGCTGTTGAAGAATGGAAAGAAAATATTGGGGGTCTTGGACGATAATATTAATGCGGCCAATTAACTGTGGCCGCATCAATATGATTATTTAGGTTATAGGTTTTCTAGAATTTTATTCTTCTCATAGTCAAGCAAACTAGGTAATGAATATAATTTTCTTTCTCTAATTTCACTTAATATTAAATCTTGATTTACCTTTGTAGATATATGCTTCTGCAACTTGTCTATTGCGGATTTTGGAACTCCAATTTCGGCCAAAATTGTTAAATTGTCTGGAATGAAATCATTTTCAATAAGACTTGCATAATATAAATAGTTTCCAGGTCTAATTCCCTTTTCTAGACAAACGAACTTTTGTATTTCATGAATAACAATTAGCCATTTAGGGATTTTATACTGAAACCAGTGCCTTAATATTTGAAAACTATCACGAATCGAGTCATCCAAAATATCTCTTTCATCTTTTTTATTTTTCTGTTCTAACTGATATGAAAAAATATTTTTAACTAGATGGTTAATACTTCGATTCCAACCATAGTCAAATGTTACCTTTACAATTCTTTTCTTTGTCATAGGGCGAAGTGATTCTTCTGGCCTGACAAAATAATCCCATGCAAGTCCAAGGCAATACTCTAGTTGGGCATATGTAGGTGTCGAGTCCCAACATATTAAATTATAATCTTTAACTAAGTCCCTTCTGAGTTTTTTTAATAGACTATCTTGCCCTTTTATATAAAGAGAATTTTTAGAAAAAAGTGTTCTTTCATCTGGCGGAAGTGATGAAATATATTCAAACTGTATTGAATTTTTATCTACAACATTATCATCATCAATGTTTATAAGAACTTCATCAGATATTGGATTCTGTTCAAAAAAAGGAATATCAATATAGATTTGATCTCTTGGTGGCACCTCATTAAAATTATAAATTTTACCAACATAGTGCTCCATCAACCTACCGGCTCTCCCTCTAATGTTGGAGTAATCGAAGAAATCTACATATACATCTTTTCCTTTCTTCTTATCAAAATAAATTACATTTTTTGCACTGGTATTAACACCTTCAATAATAGTTGCGGTACAAAATAGTTGCTTTATATCACCATTGTTAAAGTAATCAATTATTGTAGTCGTTATATGTTTCTGCAATGCACCATCATGAACTCCTATCCCATATTTTAAACAATCAATGAGACTCCAACTCTCTGAAACATATTTTTCAATCCATTCAATAATATGAAGGTTGTGACTAGCTTCCTTAACACCTTTGTTAATAAGATATCTATAATACTCTTTAGATAAATATCTGGCACGATATGGTGATGAACAATAAATAAGAGAGTGCTCATCTCTTTTCTTCCACAGAAGGTCAAAAAGAACTTCCTCTTTATATTTCTTTTTTTTACCCCTCTCACCAAACTTGTTCTTGTGTTCTTCGAATATATTATTCTCCTCACAAGCTACCAAACTATATTCAGTCTTATAGAATACTGCGTTATATTTACTTGCAAATCCTTCAGATATACCATCAATATTAGGACCTAATAAATAAAACTTTGGGTCGAATTTTCTTAATAAATAATTAAACGCATTATTCAGAGTATCTGATCTCTCATCATCACGCTTTGAGCTTAATTTGTAAAACTCGTCAATTATTAGAAAATCAACATTATCAAACATCGAATACTCATTTACTCGTTCAGCGGTAAATAAAAACACATTACCTTTATGAGTTTCTGGCTCTTGGGATGTTCTTAATATTAATTTATAAAACTCACTATATTTAACCAGCTTTCTTCTCGTTTCATCAAGTAGCGCCAATGTTGGTTGTATTATTACAATATTATTATATCTTTTTGATGCTACAATATCTTCAATGAGCAAGCTTTTCCCAAAACTAGTTGGTGCACTTACTATTAAATTTTTATCTGAAAGCAACATATCGGAAAGATATTTCTGCTCATCATGAAAAACCTTTCCGATAATATTTTTCGAGCAATTAGCTTTATTTCTTATTCTTGAACCTGTAGATGATAATGCTAACTTTTCTTTCTCTAAGTAAGGATAAAAACCTACAGATTCAACAATGTCAGCTAACATATCATCTAAACGAATATCAAATTTACGTCTATTATCTAATATATGTATTAGAGTTTCACTACCTCTTTTTTCATCCTCATCAATTAAAACAGAGCATTTACTATAAATATCAAATGTTTCATCAAATGAAAATTCTTCTGCTGATTTCAGCTTGTTAATTAAGTCACCCAA